ATGACTGCGAATAGATCTGCGTAAGTTGCACGCAACAAGGAAGCTCCATCGCACTCCAAGTAACCCGTGGGCGGGGTTTCCAAGGGCCACGTTATGATTAACCCAGGAAGTGCCTGGGGTGAAGCCCCCAGAACATAGGTCTTCACGGCTTTCTCGGTCGGGACTGCGGCGTCACTGTTGCCCGCCATGGTCCCGTCTATTGAAAATTCGTTCACGGTGGCGCCCGCCGCCATGGCCAGGCCGTTGGCGTCAACCTGTCCGCGTTTGGTTCCTCCAGTGTAAAGGCCCAGGGTGTTGCTCCCGCCGGTCCACTCTGCGAAGTGGATCCCGTCAAAACCGGAAAGCGTGACGGTCCCGGCTCCGGCCCAAAGCCGGAAAGGTCCGGCCAGAATGGTCCCGGCTATCGTCAAGGTCTTTCCAGACGAAACGGTCACTTGAGCGCCTTCAAGCCAAATCAGATTGATGTTGCTCGGGATGGTCAAATCAACGGTCAGTGCGCTCGCGATGTCGATCAAAACAGATTTGTTAGTTGCTCCGAGATTTGAAACCATCGTCACCAACGAAGATCCGTGGTCCCCGCTCAAGGAATCGATGTCCGTCCGGTTGATGCCGGTCAGGAGATAGGTCGTCAGGTTGTTACTCCCGTCGAATCCAAGAGCCCTATCAGCAACCGGGCTTATGCTCAAATCTCCGGCCTGGGATCCCGCTTTCACAGCGAAAGTCCGGGTGATGCTTTCGGCCTGCTGCTGCGTAATCATGGTCAACCGATCAAGTGCCGCTTCGTGAGACTCTGCCGGGAAAGCGTCGTTCTCCACGTAATCGGTGGTCTGTTCGAGGGCGATGTTTCTGAGTAATGTAAGCCGGTAGTCTGCGCTATAGGTTGCAACCGTCGTCACGTTCCCGCCGGTTTCATCTCCGGCGCCGCTCACGGTATAGGCAGAATTCAAAACGAGCGTAGCATCCACCCCCCCCGAGTCGGTCAAGATAACCAATATCTCATCATCCGAGAATATCTTGAAGGTGTAGGGAAAAATCTTTTGGGCGCCGTTGCAGGCGTATGCGTTCCGGCTGCTCGATGCAGATACAGTCATGGCGTTTTTACCTCGTTTCACCCGACGTATGTTCTTAATTCTTTAAGTTCTTCGTTTTCTCTGCGCTCTCTAAGTAGTATATTTTTCATGGCAGCTCTGCGTTTCACGGCGCGTTTCTCTCTTAGATCAATCTCTTTTGTGATGCCGTTTTGCAGTAATCTATTCGCGCAACCTCTTAGGATTTCCCACTCAAGAGAGGTCATTTCATCATGGCGACTTTATTGGTAACGGTCGTAGTGCTCACGGTCGTAACGACTTGCGCTATTCTTAAACCGCCGGGGATCGCTGGCGCTTTGCCCTTGAAAATGTCCACATACGCCGCGTTCAAAATATTCGAATAACCGCTTTCAAGAGACGGAATTTCGTTATCGTAAGCTGTCACACAAAAATAGAGCCTTACGGTGTCCGAAAGCCCAAGAATAACCCACTGAGGAGAAGCTTTTATAAACCCTGTGGCTGTCAGAGCGACATTAACTTTGGTTCGGTTCGCTGCCGGGATCAAAGGGTCGGTTGAATAATAAACATTGTAGCCAGCTAGATCCGGTTCGCTGTTCGGGTCCCATGCAAGAGTCACGGTCATAGCCTGGGCCATGCCCGCCAGTAGGCAAAGCACGCCTGCCCAAATCAATGCAAATAAAAATTTCTTTTTCATGAGTTTCTTTCCTCCTATTTTCCTGAACGTCCGCCCACGTAACCGACGAGGCCGCCGATGGCTGCCGTCGCGATATTCATAGAGTCCGGCGCCTTCCCGAGATACAGCGCCATAAGGGCAATCCCTATGACTCCCAGGATGGCAATGCTTCTATCGAGTTTATAAAGAAGATATTCACCAACACTCTTGCACTCAACTTCTTCGTCAGACATGGTTTATTCCTCCTCTAAAAGTATTCCTCCGGGTCCTTGGTGATCGTAAGCGCCCGGATCTCCGCCACGGTGGGCTTGCCTGCCTTGAAAGCGGCTGCGATGGCTACAACGGCGCCGGGTCCATAAACCAAAAGCTTTTCGATGATTGTCACTATCATTGCAACTTGCATGGTTTCACCTCCCCTCGATGAATGGCCGGCAGTAAGCGAGTAGTTTTGCCAAAGACGCGGCCGCCTGGGCCGCAGCTTTTGTGTACGCTGCTTTGTTCGTGTCTCCGCCATTCGTTTCAAAGTCTGCCAGGGCCGCGACCGCGTCGTTATGCGCCAGCTTGTAGCCCCTGGCTATCTTGATCGCGTCGTCTTTCTGTGCTTCCGTGATCTTCCCTTCCTTGTAAAGATCGCCCATGGTGGAAAGGGTGGCATCATACGCCTGATAACTCACGGTCAAGGTGCGATAGGCGTTTTGTGTGAAGGTCGCGCACGCGAGCACTAAGCAAAGAACAACGAGCAAAGAGCAAAATCTTTTTACCGTTTTCATGGTTCCTCCTATTCCTTATTGTAGTATCCTTCCATCTTGGCCATGACACCGGCCAGGGCGAAAGGGGAAATATCAGAAAGCAACGTGCTCGACACAATCCTCAACTCTCCGCACACAAAAGCCAGGTAAGCCCCTGAATCGTTTTCGTTGGGCGGGGCGTACTTATTTATGAACTTTTCAAGGGTCAGAGCTCGCCCTTGATCAAGCTTGATTTGAGCATGAATGGCCCTCCAGCCGGCGGGGGCGTTCGGGAAAAGAGCAAACCCGCTATCGTCCAGGCCGGTCGCCTCTTTTTGCCCAGCAAATCGGAGGTTGCCGGGGTTGTTATTTTTCTGGCTCTTGTTCATGATGTCACCCCAGCTTCTTAAGGTTAAGGGCCAGATTAAAAACAATCCCGATTAAGGTGAATATGCCACTCACTAGCGACGCGATAAGGAGCGTTTTCATGGTGTTAATTTCCTTCCACTGCTTTTCGTTCGATTCCACCAGGTGAATCACGTCTTGGCATACTCCCGAGTGAAGTTTACACGTTTGGTCTTCTGTCATTGGTCTCACCCATGGGGCAGTCTATCCCTCTTCTGCACTCGTTAAGGGCCTCGTTCATGCCAGTCAAGATTCCCTCGATCTTCAGCATTAAACCCGCAATGCTCACGGTCCCGTTGCGGATGACGTGCGAAAGATATTTCAAGTCAGTCGCCCTTTGATCAAGCTCTTCTTCAGTCATATACTTTTACCTCGCGAAATGCGGCCCGGCGTTCGCCGCTTTCTTAGGCTGTAACGCTTCCATACGCTCCTTAGCCCTGTTTATGATAAGACCCTGTAAGTCGCTGAATTCCTCTTGCAGTTTAACTTGGGCCAATTGCCTGAAAGCGGTAATGGTTGCTTGGATCATAAGGGCTCTGCCTCCATCTTCTCCGTCTGACGCTTTCTTGTAATCAGGGCTCTTGACTAACTTTTCCAGGGTCTCCTTGCATCCCAAGCCGGTGGCCGGATTCTTGGCTGCATTCCCGGCTAGCTCCACATATCGGCTGTACTCCTGTGGGGTCAACGATACGCCGGACACCTGTTTGCTCGGCATGCCTACCTTGATCTTGTTCCGGATGATCTCCTCGTCAACAGGAGATTCTTTCCGGGTGCTCACATAAATCGGGCTGATGATGTCAGGTCCGAGTCCTGGCGGTAAGGTGATGGGCTCGCCCCACAGGTTGCGACGGGGCGGTAAGTCGCTTGCAAGCCCGGGAATTCGGCTCCGGATCTGGTCCATGACAGAATGAACGTCTCTTAGGGTTGGGTCTATGGTTCGGGCGAGCTGTGCGACGCCGGTTGGTACTATCGTCCCGATCATGTGTTGAATATATTTCTCTCCGTAACGGTCCGGGTCGCTCATGACCTGGAATACTTCAGAAAGCCCACGGAGATAATTCTTGCTGGTCACGTTCCGGAATACGCTGATCACGGATGCGGTTGCAAGGTCTCCTGAACTCTCTTCGTCCGCCTGGCCCATGATGTCGGCGGCGTCTGCGGCCAGTCCTAGGGTCGCGCTGATGGGATCCACGCGGCTGAAAGAATAGTATTTGTCTCCAATGTGAAGGCTATAGGGCTGCCATCCTGTTCTCAGAAGAGCCGCCCTCTGGTTTGGCTCCTTCGGTCCGTTGCCGGTAAGGTATCCCTCCGCGGCCATGGTTGCGGCCGTCGCCATGATTATGGAGCCCAAGGCTATTTTGGCAAGGGCAAGGTCACGCTTGGCGCCTCCGGCAGCGATGTCCGCGCGGATCGAGGAAGATAAAGGAGCAAGGGGCGTTCGCTCGCCCACAAAACGCATGATGTTCACGGGTGTTCTGACGAAAGGAATGATCAGGCGAACGGCCGGGGCTTTTGATACCATGACCGGAACCATGGCGCTTGCCCCTGTCAGTTTGTTGGTGAAAGTCTGGTATCGCATGGCGTCTATCGCGGCCATTTGAACCTCCTGGTGAAACACGGGATTGTCTATAATCTCTTGCATCCTGGCTGCCAGGGCTTCACCTTCCTTGCCTTCAAGACTTGCCTTTCTGAACGCCTGGGCGTTGAGTTCCATGCGGTAGCCAACGGCCTTGAAAAACTCATCACTCGTCATGAGCGCTCGGCCCGGGATCCGGATCACCTCACCCAATAAATCGAATGCCCCGCCTGCGGGTCCACTTAACCCCAGGTTCTTGCCCGTAATGGCGCTCTGTCTTGGCAGATCGAGCTTGGTCATGGCGTCCGAGGATTCTCCTGTTTTTAAAGCCTCCCATGCCAGGCGAAAACCGTCCTTTGCTCCCTGGACTAAGCCATAGGCCTGGTACATGGCTTCTTTCTCGGTGATCTCTCGCGGGCCTTTCATGACACGGCCTATTTCTGATGCAAGCAAGCGCTCGGGAATTTGCCATGCTGCCGTAATAGTATTACCAAGCGCATTCACCGTGTGCGTTGCCGGTCCGGTTAATAGGGCGTTTATCCATGCTTCCATGAACATATCCCAGGTGGTGGCCTTCTGGGAGTCGCGGACAAACTTGCTGACCTTGCCTGGGGTGTCCATGGTCGTCGTGATGACGTCCGCGATCGTGGTCAGGCTTTTCTCTCCGCCCAGGGCGTCGAGTACCTCCTGCAACTGCTTCACGTTTACCGGTCTGGTGGGGGGCGCTGGCTCGGGCGTTGGGGCGACGCCTCCTTGTATAGGTCTTATTCGACCTACATTAAACGCGCCTGGTTCTACCATGCGATTAAAAATGTCAAGGGTTCGGCCGGCCTCTGCCGTCAATCCGGAAACCTGCGCTTGAATGGCGCTGTGTCGGTGGTAGGCTTCCGCAAAATCGAGAAGTAATTTAGGGCTGCCCTCCCCTACTGTTACCCTGCGGGCAAGGGCGGCGAGCTCCTGGGCGGACGTGACGAGTATCTTCCTGGCTGCAAGGGCTTCGTGCGGGTTGTACGCTTCCCCCTGGCGCCTACTGAGAAGATCATCGACCGTCATACCCAAGTCGTCTGCCAGGCGCTCGGTCTGTTCGCGGCTTACGGTCCCTCTGCGGGCTGCCTGAATGGTCGGCTCGTACAAGGCGGCTATCTTGGCTATGGCTTCCTTAATATCGCTCCCGGCTTTGATCCGGTTTAGGTTGATGCTGATGGCCTTGTCTGGGATCTCGGGCACGGGCTGATGAATATAAAGGTTTGCTTCCGGGCTGCCGTAATCCGCTGGTTTCTCGCTGACCATTACAGGGCTCACATAGTATTCCGGATTTTCTTCAGTGACGCGCCTGGCCTTATAATCTTTCTCATACCGTCCGAATTTCGCCCGGGCTACTCCTACGCCTCTTTCCTGTCTCACTGAAATCGGCCCCTCTGCTACGTTAGATTGTCTGTGGTAAATAATATCAAGCAACGCTCCACCACGTATCAGGTCGATCTCTACTGTTTCCGGGATAAACACTCCTGAGCCCGAGTAAGCCGCAACGTCGGCGGCCCCGAAAGCCTTTGCTTGGCCTCGCAGGAAATTACTCGCATCCTTTACCGTGTTAAAGAGCCCGGCCGGGACTTGCTGTATAGCCCGGATTGTAGCCTTGCTTGATCTGTAAAGCAGGGTGACGTATTTCTCGGGCGTCTTGAGACTCCGGCCTATCATGGCAATATCAACGGGGCTCATAAGCTTTTTGCCTAAAGCCTCGTGAGGTATTGCGGGGTGTAGAAGTGGATCAATCCAGTTGGGCGGGATCCCGGGTACGGGAAACAAGCGCATATCGGCTGTAACGAAATCACCCTCGCCCCTGGGCTCCATGAGCACAGAGAACTTGCCGCCGTCGATAATGACGTGGCCTTTAAACCCTGGTACATCCCGATTAAAGAGTTCTGTCAATGCCGCGTCATCAGCGCTCGCAGTCACGTTGCCGCTCGGGTGATTATGCAGTAGGTAATAACCATCCGCCTTTAATCTAGCCATGCGCTCTTTCATCTGAAAGATGGCTTTGGGTTTGTCTTCGATGAAAGCCACTGAAAAACCGGGCATCCTAGATGAAACGCCCTCATGCGCAACTATCGTATTTCCCTTGAGATAGATGAAACGCAGGGTTTCGAATTGAGGATTACGGAAGACCTGAGCCATTACGGCGACGTCCTCGGCGCTCTTGACAGTCCTCCCGGTCAACTCGACTCGGCCTTTGTTCGCCAGTTCGGAATTGATAGCAACGCCCAGGGTGTGAATCCCGGCGCCTTCAAGTCCCACCTTCCCGCTCTTGGTTTGAACATTCTCGCGGTAGGTTGGGACTTCAGCCTGCAACTTCCGTTGAAGGTCCTCATTGAACAGCGAAAGTTGTTCTCTAACAAGCGGGCTCTCTTCCCCGAATTCCTTGACGGCTGTCGCGTAAGGGCTTTGTGTTTCCGAAACTCCGAGATCCTGTTTTCCAAAAATACGGGTGAAAGCCTGCTCGGCTGTCTCGGGTGTAAAGAAAGCCATGGTTGCTTGATTCGGGACGTCTGCAGCAGCAGCCCGGGCAAGGTCCTCGAAACCGGTCTTGAGCTCCAACGGTTTCCGCTTGTTGAGCGCCATGAAAAGGGCATGCACCTGGGGGTCGGTGCCTGCTGGATCTTTGGCGAAAAAATCACCTTGCGCCAGATATTCTTCCGGGGTTCTGAATCCCTGGGCCTTCATCTTGGCGAGTGAATCAAGGGCTTGTTTCAGGGGTCCCGAGATATCCCACGCATCCCCCCGCGCTTTCAGACGCACAAGAAAAGGCAGGCTCTTATCTAACGCTTGGAGAGTTGAGGCCGGCACAGCATCCATAAGGTCGGCATCATCGATTACCTTTCCTCTTAGTACCTGCTCCACGGATCGCTTGCCGTCCTCGGTCAGGAGCCCGTTCTTCTCATTGACGAGCTTATTAAGCTGTCCTTCTTCAAGCACGCCGTCCTTAACGAGATCGCTGATAAGCTCGCGGCTTCCGGCGCTCCCTAAATAGTCCCTCAAAGTCCCGTGACTCTCCAGGGCTGCGGCCATCCTTTCCATGGTGTCGGGGCTGACAAGTCTTGCTTTGGCTATCCCCTCGGTGCTGGCCTTTATCCCATGCGTTGGGGGTTGGTTGTAAAGCCTCACCCTCTTGGAAAGCTCGGCTGGGTCTGTGATTTTCTCGTCTATTGCGCGCACTAGGACCGGGGATTTCATTCCCTCCACCTGGGTCGGGTCTAGCCCGAATATACCCGCCTGGCGTTTCAGGTAATCTTTGTACGCGGCGGCTCGCTCCGGGTGGTCCCGGTAAAGCAGCTCTAGGGTCATGGCTCTGGAATTGCCTCCCAGAATGATTCCTTCCTTGGTCACCACGGGCGGACCGTTGACAACGGTCGGATCCGTGTTGACAGTGTATTGGGCGTTATATTTTTGCGCGTTGCTGATCACCTTTCCTTGTTCGGTCTTGTCGCTGTGATACTGGCGTTCCTGGACTTGCTGAGGATACTTGGGATTGACGGCAAATCCCTTGCCTGCCTGGTGACTCGTGATTAGGTCGGGGAGTTCTACCAGGGCATAATGGCCGGCGTCTTCTCCCTGACCGTGAAGAATTCGAGTGGGCGAACCCTCAATGATATTCTCTATGGGTTCTATAGGACTTACTTGATTTACAATCTTCTTTTCCCTAGCTGCTGCTGCGGCCTTTGGCTCGCCCTCGATAGCCTGCTTTTCTTCTGCAGCCCGGCGCTCCCTGGTCGCTTTCTGCTCGGATGCTTTCTTGGCTAAGAATTCGGATTGTGCTTTTTCGCCTATACTCCTGGAAAGCGCTTTGTCAGCTTCGCGTTCCAGCAGAAGTTCTGGCGGGATCTCTCCTTTATTCTGGGCTTGGATGGTGCGCCATTTCTCAAAAATGACGTGCATATCTTTATCGGCTACTTTTAACCCTTCTGGGGTTTGGAGTTGAAGTTCTACTTTAAGGCCGCTCGGTAATTCGTAAATATAATTGATTCCGCGGTATCCTGATTCATTTGGTTTCTCGAAATAGTTTTCCTTTTCGATAAGTCTTAAGCCGCGTACCCGGGCCATTTCCTCGAAAGCCCCTTGCGTTTCCATAGGGTCAACGGCCAGACGTCCGCCTAAGTAATCCATGATCTGATCTGGCGTTCGCCCTTTTTGCTGTATTTTCTCATGCACTCTTTCGATATTCTTAACTCTGACGTCGGCTCGTTCTCCTCCGAGACTGACGCGGATATCGTCAAGGGTTCGTTGCAGTCCCGTTTGTTCTGCTTCAGCCATGGTCATAAGCTCATCGACGGACATTGACGGTTGTCTCTTGACAACCTCCCCGGCTTGCTGTAACCTATTATCAGGAGGTTGTGTTATGCCTGAACGATATCCAAGATATTCCATCATGCCGCCCTGGCCAACGGGCGACCTCGTGAGGGTCCGGCCTGATTCCAGGGGGGCGCTCATTGCAGAGGTACGAAGGGGCGGTTCCTGGGTCAGAGAGCCCGGAATAGGTCCGGTTGATGCCGATTGGGAAGGCCACTCGGTCGACGGGGCTTCCGTTGAAATGTTCCTTGAGGACGGCCGGCCCATCCGCTGAGGCCCTGGGGAACCCATAACGCCAAGGGCTCCCATGACTGCCGCGCCTTCTGCGATCTGTTCCGCTCCTCCTCCTTGTGCTGCTGCCTGAACTCCACCCACTCCTGCAAGTCCTGGAATTCTAACGGATGGTCTCAAGATACCCAGGGCGCCCAAAATCTTCCCGAGTAACACGCCCTCGACGGCTCCTTTGGCTGCGCCTTCGTAACCTTCGTTTGCTCCGCCTCGTATGGCTCCCATGTATCCCATGGTCACGGGGGCTGCCCCGGGTAAACCTGCGATCATGGCAACTTCCGGGCCTGCTTGCATGATACCTGATGCTATCTTTTCCGCCAGATCGCGGGGGGTCCACTCCGGTGGCGGCTCCGCCATGGTTGCGAGTTCTTTGAAAAATGTTCCCTCCGGGGTTCCGAGTGCCCGGTTAATCAGGGTTGCGGTATCGTGAAAGAAATTTAAGGCTCCCTGCGTGCCCCTCAATAGTCCGTAGGCTTGAACCTTGAATGGTCTTATAACGTTGGTTTCGGTGAAACCTTGCGCGGCTGGAGCTTCGTCTTTCGGGCCTGGGCGGGGCGCTGCTTCTTCTGCCTGGGCTCGGGAATTCAGACGCTCTTCCATGGCTGATAGATTTTCCTGCTCGCGTCGTTTTAGGAAAGCCTCGTCAATCGGCATGCTGTCGCCGGTGATCGTATCAACGCCCTCAACAAAACGATTGGGGTGGGTTGATCTCTTGTAGGATGACGGCCAGTGATATTCTCCGGTTTCGTCCTTCTCGGGAGTCGCCCCCGCCATGTAGGCGCCTCGGTAATCGTAGTGATGACGCACGTCGTCGGGGTTGGTATTGATTCCGGTCTTGTCCGCCCATCCGGAAAACCATTTCGAAAAATCGTCCTCATTGAAACCGGGTCTCATTGTGCGTTTCTCCTCGCTTCAATACGCTTTTGAGTGTCGCTTTTTGGGAGGGGCGCCGGGTTATTGGCCGGGGCTTTCTTTACTTCAGGCGGCTTCGCGCTATTGTCTCTGTCCTGGATGCTGAGCAGAGCGTCAAGGTTCTTTATCTCCCTCTCATAAGTGTCCCGGCTGATTTGTCCGGCCTCATAGGCGGACTTGGTTTTCTTAAAAGCGTTGACGGGATCCCCTTTGCTGCCGTAAAGGGGCTTTGGTAATTGTTCTGCGGATAGATCGAGAGGTCTGTATCTGCGTACCACGTCGTCTCGGACGGTCAGGATGTCCTCTCCGGCCCTCACTCGTTTATCGAACTCGTCGAAGGCTCGCTCTTTTCTGGGCTGCTGGTCCTTGTTGAAATCGAACATTCCGACTTGGGTAAGGGTTCCGTCAATGTATGCCTTAGCGTCCTTATAAATGGGATTCCTTGACGGGTCGTCTTCCCGGGCAACGGTCTTGAGTTTTTCAAGGAAGCTTTCGGCGGTCTTGGTGCTGAGCCCCTGCCCTACTCTGGCAAAAATATCCCTGGGTTTTACTGTGCCGTCCATGATCCGGCTGAACAGATCAAGCCTCGTGGCCGGGTCGTCTTCGCCGCCTTCAGTCTTTTCGATTAAGTTGTTGATCTGGAACATATCGCTCTGATCAATTAAGCGCATGCGGCCGGCTTCTATGAGCTGAGGCTTTGTCAACTTGCCTTGCATGGCAAAAACGCTTAACTGCATGGCGTTGCCTTCCCTCCGGTCCTTAACTTCCTTCTCGTCGGCTATCCGCTTTTGGTTGGCAAGCTGTAGCTGTTCGTGTTCTTTGGCTGTCGCCATGTTTTCAGAGTATTTCAAGAGGTCGGTCTTGATGTGTTCGTCTAATCCGGTGTACTTTCCAGTCTCCAGGTCCTCGTAAACGCGCTTGGGGTCCTGCAGGATCTCGCGTTTGATATAATTGGTGTAGGCTGAATCTGAAAAATGCTTATCCAGTGCGGCGCCCCGCTCTTCGTCAATCGCTTTCGTGGCGACTGCTCCAGCGATCGCGGCCCGGGCACGCCCTACCCTCTCGCTCGCCAGGCCGAAGGTCGGTGCTGTTGCCACAAGCTGCGAATATTCAGAAAGGGTATTAAGTAGGTTGGCCCGGTTGGCGTCCCCTTCCAGGTTGACAGCCAGTTCCTTGGTCCGGTTCAATCCCCGGATCGCCATTCTGTCAAAATCTTTCAAGAAGAGATTTCTTACAGTCGGGTCCTCTATCTCTGCCGTGTATTTCGCCCGGAGTTCGCTCGCTTTCATCTGGTAGGTGGTCGGCATGGTCTTAAAATCGGTTTGCGTATCCGTCCACCGGTCCAGGTCGTTAAACTCCTTGGTGGCTTCGAGGGTCTTCTGTGAAAAATCGTTTGCCCGGCGGGCTTCCATAAGCCGGTCAGTGTCACGCGTGACGGTTTCAGTGAAATTTTCTACTGAGTTACTAAGAAGAACAGGCACAGCAAGGCTCGCTTTCTCGTAAGGCAAAGCCCCTGGTAAGCTTGCGTTTCGGTTATAAAGCGGGATGGTTGGCATCGCTTAACCTCTTACTGCCTCAACTCGTTTGGGTCCCATGGGATTGACGGCGCCTGGTCGCTCAGGCCTCCGCCTAAAGAGCCGTAAGCCTTCGCTGCTCCTGAAAGCAAAGTCGTGCCGGCTTTCCACCTGCTGGCGCTTGCCGCGGCAGAACTTTCCATAAGGGATAAGCCTGCCGAAGATTGGTATCCTGCGGCTTTAACTTCTCCTCCATATTCTATCGTTTGAGCGTCCAACTCTGCGTCTCTGGCCGTTTGCTCCATGACCAGTAAGGGGCTTCCTCCCAGGCCAACGCCGCTTTTTGCGAACCCGGTTCTTTGTATTGCTAGAAGCTTGCGGGTGTTTTCTCGTTGCTTGTCAGCTTCAAAAGTAGCCTGCTGCCTAACGCTGATGGCGTTGTTCTCGGAAATCTTGGCGTTGTATTCGCCTATCTTTTCCTGTTGCTTTGCGGCGTGCAAGCTCGCTGCTGCTGAGGCTGCTGCAGAAACCACGGCCACAACGGCCATAACAACCATGGGGGCCATTTTAACGGGTCCTCCCGTACATGATAAAGTTCTCCCGGTTGGGTCCGTAACACGAAAGCACTCCCTCTGATTTAAAACCAAGCAACTGAATCCACGCCCGGCCCTGGGTGAAGGTTTCCAGCACAAGCGCTTGAATTCTATGGAGCCCGGTTTCTTGCTCGGCCTTAAAGAGCAGTCTTTTGACAATCTTGGTCAGTGAAATCTTGTGCCGGATGATTTCGGGGCTTGTGAACAACCAGCCCTCACCGACGCCGCGCCATAGCTTGACAATTCCCCCGCACGCGATCACCCGGCCCTCGTGAAAACCGCTCCAGGACGTCTGATTTTCTGCTGCCCGTAGAAGTTTGTCGTACTCAGGGAAATCGTAAAAAAAAGCCTGGTGAGGCCGGCCGATGTCGAGGGCCTGGAAGTGCTCGAATTTGAACGGCATCACGTCAACCATTGATTTCCATCTCCGCAACCGCTGCCAACACTGTTAACGGAAGGGGTTGTTCCTGAACTATCCGTACTTGAGCATCATCGCCCCAGCCCTTCGGAAACGTCACGGTCTTGTTGCCCGTGAAGAGCGCAGGCGGGGCGTCCATTGGATCACCTGTCGTCCTGAAATAAATAGTCTCCATGTGGTTTGCGTCGTACCCGACCTGAGCGCCCAGGGTGTTCAAGAATTTCACGGTGACTTTAGTGATTCGCTGCTTTTTGCCAATGGTGGTTCCTGCCGGGCTTGTCGCATCGAACTTCGACGGCTGGATAATACACGTATATTTCAGACCGATATGGGCCTTTGAAACCGAACGCTGCAGCGTGATGCTTCCACTACTTACCACCCGGTCAGGGTGTACGGATCCATCGGCCAGAATGGAAACGGTTTTACCTTCCAGGTGGCTCAGGCCGCTTATGCTGGTCGTAGGGGAGCCATTGTAGGTCAAACCACAATCCACAAAAAAACAGTCCGTCGGGTCTGTACCCCAGTCAAAGGGCTTTAAGTATTCAATGTATCTTCTGGGCTGCCCGCTAATCGTTCTCATAACTGAAAGCCATAGCGTGTACTCTCCCAGGCCTGGAGAAACGGCCACGGATTCAACTTCTCCGTCTGTCACATGACGGTGCCATCCCACAACCTCCTGTGTCCGGTCGCAGGTCAGCCCTAAGAGAATCCCGTCAGCCCTGGGATACCAAATGATCTTATGGGGCTCCTGCTGGTAATCGACGTCAATCAGGCCCGGGGCTGTTATGTGATCTGCAATCAGGGTCAAGTCGGGGACTGCGTAGCCGTCCAAATCAAACCTATAAGCCAGCTCTATCACTTTCCGGAGTGCTTTCTGAACGAAAATCACCGATTGCCCTATTACGATGGGCCTGATATTCGAGCATCCCTCCGTAGTTTCAAGGGTGGGCTCTATCGAGCTGGGTGTGATAGGGTCGGTCGTGCTGGAACTTTTCACGGTCCACTCCCCGCCCTGGGTGCCGGCCGTTAGATATCGGGCGGATTCCAGCCACCGGATGACGTTTACTTTTTTAGCCAGGAGAGGCCGCTTGATGGACGTGTCCGCGTCTGATCCTTTCGAGAAATTCTCATAGTCTTCAACCACTGAGCCCCATAAGTATATCCCGCGGCCAAACCACATCCGGCCTTGGTGAAAACAAAGCGCGTCCGGATAACCATCCGTGTTATTCCAGTCTTCATCCTCCAGGGTCCAGGTGGTTGAGCCTGTGACGCCTGTTAATTCGATAAAGACTTGCCCGGTTATGCTCGCCGCGCTCCCAAAAGCGATTATCAGGACAAAGCCTCCATTGATGGCAATATACTTGCCCACATCGGCCGATCTGAAAGCGTTCAGAGTACAGGTAAGGGTAATCAACGCCTCGGCCGGGCCGGTTGTACTCGGGGTCAAGGTTCCTGATGGGGTTCCGGTGATATTCCATGCGCCCGACGCGATTGGGTTAGTGTCTGGAAAGGCATCAATAATGTCACAAGTACAAGTTGTGATGGGCTGCGGGCTTGCGCCAACGGCCGTAATGACCGCGCGGCTCGCTCCGTAAATGAGCTGTCGTCCCACGTCCCCGGTCAGAAAATAGGCGGCGCCGGCGGTGAAGGTTCTCCCGGTTCCTGATGTGGCGCTCGGGGTGAGGGTCGTAGCAGGGTAAACAGGCTTTTCACTTGTGGCCGGTGCTCTGAAATTGATGGCCTGCAAGGTCCATGCGGCGTGGCCTGTTCTGGAAAGTTTAGCGGTTGGGTAATCAATATGGGCAATATAGAGCACGTCCGCGCTCTGCGTAAACTTTAGGTCAAACAGGTCCGCCTCCTGGTAGGGGCTCGCTATCTCGTAAGGGTCTGGCCCGTCAAGAATCTGGCCGTGGTTCATGTAGAATCTTAGATATTCATTCCCAAATTCGATGATATAGGCTTGGGTATCTGAAAATTCAAAACTGTAAAGCCTCACTTTCGACGCATGCGTTCTTACAGGGGCAACGTAGTATGTTCCTGGCCTCATGCTCGCCCCACCCTGGGGAAAAATAACGGCGTTCTCCAGGATCTCGCATCCTGAATGATACTTAGCGAAATCGGAGCGGCCGGCCATCTTGGGGGACAGCTCGCCGGCGTTGAAACTGTTGATGATCGGAGAGGATGACCCCATTTAATACCTCGCACTGATCCACGAGCTCGATGTATCAGGCTCGGGCGGAGATCCTTCTTGCGCGTTGATCGTCCGCGCGTCTCTCAGGGCCTCCTTGAAAAGTGTGTACCTTATGTCTGCAAGCCGGGCGCTCTGAGCAATGGGATAGGCAAGATCCGATGCCAGTAAACACGCCACGGCTCGTCGCAACAAAGCGTCCCACTGTGTAACGTCTTCGATTTTGGCAATATATAGAATGTTGGCCGTTTCCTCGTCGGTGAGGAGCAAGCGGCCTTCCACGGTGAATTGCAGTTCCGGGGAGTCCATTTCTAGAACTCTCAGGCAATAAGGGTTTGTGGGTAACTGGTATTGATAGGCGTACCCAAAAGCGGGCGTACTACTCATCATGGCAAGAGATGCCCGGCTGAGACAGCATTTCCAGGGGTGGGACCTCTGGACTGATTCAATCGTATCCGACCAAATTTGCTTGGCCTTCCTGGCCTGGGTGCTCGCCTCGTCAATGCTCATGATCTCGTCGGCCCCTATCATAATAAGGGCCTGGTTGATAACTTGTACTTGGCTACTCACGATTCACCTCCGTGAATCTGGCTGAAGGCTAAAGGCTGAAGGCTGAAGGCAATATCCCTTTGAGCCTTGAGCTTTGAACCTTGAGCTTCTCAATGTCCTCGCTTGCAAATAAAGTTAAAGCGCCTGTCAGACTCCTCGTTCGGGACCCGGGTGACGTGCGACCAGTATTCTGTTAGCGTTCCTATCCACCATTCAGGCGGCTCGATCGTGGGATGAATGTCTCGGTTGCATCGGTGCTCCTGCCAACCGATGATGTCACAAAAGAAATTCGCGCACGTCGCCCACATCTCATACAGCGCATCGGAAATCTTATCCCTCGGGATGAGCTGCAAGGTTCCGATACAAATACCCCACTCGGACCTTGGAAAATCCATGGGCAGTTCCCAGAGGGCCGCATGAGTGAAAGAAAACTCTGCGGGGGTGTACTTTCTGAGCATTTCCTTAGCTTCTTCCTCCAGGGCATTTTCGGCAATGTCAACCATGTGGACGGCATAGCCTGCTTTTCTAAGCGTAACGGCGCCGCGGCCAGTGCCTGATCCGTAATCGTTTATCGTGCATGGTCTCCCTGTAAGCTCCATGATCAAGGGCGCTCGTCTTTCGCCTGCGCTTCCGTTCCGGTAATTGCCGGCAGGTCCCCAAATTTCCACCATGTTCTTTTCAAGTTCTCTCGCCTGTTCATCCATCATTTTCGCTCGCTTACGCTTCACTCAGACGGCAGACAGCAGACGGCCGTC